CAGCACCGCCTGTCCGGGGGTGCGCTTCCACGCCTTGCTGAACGCGAGCGCGCCGATCTTGGCGATCTGCCTATCGACGACCGACGTGAACTCATCCACGACCACCCGCTCCGGTTGCTCACACACCACCCGCGCCAGGTCGGCACGGAACTTCTCGCCGTTCGACAGCACCGGGTACGGCCGCAGCCAGGAGGGAACGTCGCCGAGGCCGACCGCGGCGAGCGCAGCCGTCACGTCGTCGACCTTCCCGTCCGGCTTGATGCCGTCGATGATCGGCGCGTCCCCCGGCCACCCGTCCGGCCGGTAGAACGCCTCCTCGCCCCACAACGCGCGGCCGAGGCTCGACTTGCCCGACCCGCTCGGGCCGACGATCAGGCCGAGCTTCCACGGCTCCGTCTCGAGCGGGAGGTCTGCGGTGTGGTCGAAGTTGGCCCCCGTCTCCACGTTGAACAGGGACTTCACCCGCGCGGCGCGGTACGACTCGTAATCGTCGCAGCGGTTGTGCACCTCGACGAGCATCAGGAGTAGAACACCTTGCCGACCGCGACCGCCCACACCAGGCACGCGACCAGGAACCCCATCAGGAAGTCGGTCACGTCGTCACGACCTTGCAGACGAAGCCCTGCGCGCGGAGCTTGTCGTACGCCGCGGCCTGCTCCTCCTCGCCGTCGCACATCACGATCACGCCGTACTGCTCCTCGTACCCCTGCGCAGACCCCTCCCCGGCGCGCTGGCTCTTGATGAACTCGTCGTCGCCGTCGAGGTCTTTGATCAGCTGGTCGAGGTCGTCGCCGTCATACCCGGTGCCCTCCAGGCCCTGCCCCTCGGCCAACTCGATCAGCAGCTCGCGCAGCTGCTCCTGGTCTTGCATCGCCAGACTCGCGAGGCGGTTGTCGGCGAGCAGGATGCGAGTCGCCACCTCATCGTCGACGTCGACGTAGATCACAGGCACCTCGGTGATCCCCGCGTCCCTGGCCGCGCGGACGCGGTGGTTCCCCGCCAGGATGAACCCGGTCGACCGCTGCACGATGACGGCTCCGTAGAAGCCCGTCCGTTTGATCGACTCGTAGATCGCGCCCTGGTCGCCCTGGTTCGGATTCTTCGGGTGGTGCTTGAGGTCTGCGACGGGGACGGTCTCGACGCCGCCGTCGTTCAGGATCACCTTGCTCACAGCCGCTTGCCGATCACGATTGCGACCACGATCAGCGCGACAAAGATCGCTGCGTGTTCGAGTGTCATCCGACGACCCTCCCTTCGTAGAAGTGGAACCAGCGAGCCATGAAGCTCACGACTGAACCGTCCGCGGCGATGATCGCCTCGACGATGTGGAAGCCGACCGCGGGGTGCAGGCCGAGGCGCTGCATGAACGGCGACTGCCACTCGAAGCAGCCGGGGAACATCACCTCGACGTTGCGGGCGAGGAACTGGCCGCGGACGTGCCAATGGCCGGGGATCAGGATCGCCGGCTTGCGACCGGCCGGGTAGCCGTCGACGAGCTTCTGCGCCTTGTAGGACACCGAGTAGCTCATGCCGCCCTTGCCGTGCAGGAGGTGGACGAACGGGGCGTTGTCGCCCAGCTCCTCCGCGCCGATCTCGACCCACGCGCTCATGCCGCCGAGGTAGGTGATGTCCTCCCGCTGCGCCGCGAGGTGGTAGACGGGGTCGAAGCCGATCCTGCCCGCCGCGCCTTCCAGGTCGTGGTTCCCGGCGATGCCGATGGTCTGGATGCCGTCGCGCTGCGGGTAGAGCTCGGCCAGGCGTGCCGCCTGCTTGCTGACGTCGTGTACCTTGATCTCGGAGTCCTGGCCGCGGAACACGCCGCGGCCGGTCGTCCAGTCCCCGGCGTGCAGGACGACCTCGATGCCTTCGGCGGCGAACAGGTCATACGCCGCGTGCAGCTCGTCGAGTGCTTCCTCGTTCGAGGAGAGGTGGGTGTCTGAGACGACGCCGAACCGGAACAGCTTGCCCTCCAACAGCGGGAGGAGGCCGTGGTGAACCTCCGTCTTGCTCGGGGTGACCCGGTTGAGGTGGACGCCCGCGCCATCCTCGGCTAGATCGACGCGGTACCCCGCGTCGCGTAGTCGTGTGAGAGCGGCCTGTACGCGCCGTGGAGCCGCGTCTAGGGTGTCGGCGAGGCCGAGTACCGTCGCGCCGTCCTTCGCCCGTTTGAGTGCCTGCAGGAGGGCCGCTTCGTCGATGCCGTCAGCGGGCGCGGCGACTCGTTCGACGGGCGGCTTCCGGCCGGCCGGGACGTTGCGGGCCAGCGGCGGCAGGCCGTGCCGCTTCCACCACCGAGACAGGACGCCCGACCCGACGCCGTAGGCGACCTCCGCCTTGCCGAGGGAGCCGTGTTCTCTGACTGCCGCCTGTAGCTGTTCGGGGTCGTGGTAGAAGGGGGCGCTCACGCGCCGACTCCGTGCTTCGTGTACCACTGCACGCACGCCCACGCCTGCTTCCACGTGTTCGGCGGCAGCGGCGGTGGTTCGCTGTCGGGGACGCCGTGCTCGCGGGCGTAGTGGCCGTGCCCCTGGTACCGGCCGATGCCGCAGTACCACTGTGCCCACCGCCACGCCGCCTGCATCTGCTTGCTGACGTGGTGGACGGGCCGCGGCTTGCCGGGGACGATGATCCCCGTCTCCGAGATCAGCAGCGAGGCGTCACACGCCCCGGCGATGCCGGGGAACCGGGCGACCGACGTGTACTGGTGGATCGCCGCGCCCTGGTTGCCGCCCTGCAGCGGGTAGCAGCGGCCGTCGTTGGGGCCGTACTCCGCCCGCCACCACGCACACGCCGAGAGCAGCTTGCTCGCCCGCCGCAGCGGCTCGGCCAGCGACGTCGACCCGTAGAGGACGGGCAGGTAGCCGCGGACAGCGTGGAACCTGGTCACCCACTCCTCCGCCCAGGCATGGTCGGTGACCGGAGTGCCGCGTTCCAGGTCGAGCGCCGGCCGCAGCATCCCCGCCTGGGGGACGCCGATCACGTAGAGGAAGTGGTTGCACTCCGCGATCGGATCGGCGAGGTCAGCGAAGTGGTACGCGCCGTGCACCGCGCCCGCCGCCGCCGCCGCGAACCGCCGCGGCGTGTAGGTGGCGTCGGTGAAGCCTGTCCCCTCCGAAGCCTTCAGGTAGATGTGGGAGACTCCCGCCTCGCGGAGGTTGTCCGCACTGGCGGGGCCGTTGACGTTGCTTCGGTCGATGAACCGGCTCAAATCCGGTACCTCACACGCGGGCTTGTCGGGGCGGAGCGTAGCAACCTACACGGATGGTGTACGCCCTCTGTCAGCAGGAGAGACTGGCGAGGCTATTCACGTTCGCCTCCTGCTGGACGAGGCCGTGCCGGATCACGCTGTTGGGGATCGCGCCGAGCGCCACGCCGTAGCGGCGCTCCCGCTGCCGCATCGACATCCGCAGGAACTTCTTCGACTGTGACACCTGGCGTTGATAGTCCCGCTTCTGGACGCACACCGCCTGGTGGGTCTGCACGCCCTGCTCGACCAGGCCCAGCGCCTGCCACAACTCGAAGCCCTGTACCGTCACGATTGCGAACAGGACAGCGATGGCAGCCGTCTTGAGCTGATCCTTCGTCATGCCGAGAAACGTCTGGCTGCTGGTCATGCGAACGTCCTCAGGTTCGCGGCGGTGGACACCGCCAGGGCGAGCGCCGCGATGGCGACACCGACGCGGGCGAAGATGCGGTCGCGGCCCGAGTACCGCTTCGACTCGCGGCCCTCGCTCGCCGCGTCGACGATCTCCTCCAGCGCCAGGCGGTGGCCGTTGCTGAACTCTCCCCGGTCGATAGCGTCCACCCGGCTCATCAGCGAGAGCACCGGGGCCGCGTCGGCCTTCGTCGCTAACGCCGTCTCGATCCTGTCCAGGCTCGCGCGGATCAGCTTGAACTGCTCGACGCTGCTGAGTGCTCCCGGGTCGACGCCCATGTCAAGCGCGCACCATCGAACAGATCGGCGAGAACTCCGACGAGGGGGTGATCGCCAGCGTGATGCCGCTGTTCTGGTAGGCGAAGATCTGGATGTAGTCGCCGGCGTTGAAGTGGCGGTCGGCGGTGACGGTCTGCGTGCACGCGCCGCCCGACGAGGAAGCGCCCTGCACCCGGCCGATCTCCGTCGTCCCGTTCAGCATGATCCGCAGGCGGCGGATGCCGGTCGCGTTCGACGAGTCCCAATCGACGGTGCACTTGACCTGGTAGAAGCCGTCCCAATTAGCGTAGATGCGGTCGGTGTTCGTGGTCGTGGAGTGCATCCCGTCGTTGTCGGTGATGTTCGTGTCCCACGCCAGCGTCGCCTCGGTGTTCGTCGACACGTTGTGAACGCTGGTGTTGTAGGCGCGACACCCGAGCGGGGCGACGATGCCGTTGTTGATGTTGTCCTGGATCAGCTGCCACATCAGAGCCGTGAACACGGCTCCTGTAAGCTCGGTTGGCATCGTGATGATGCCGCCTCCTGATGCCACGTTTCTACCTCAGTAGGTCAAGAAGTCTCCGCCATCCAGCGTACTCTGGCCGATGATGAACACCCCCGACCGGCGTTGGCTGAGCGTCCACGACACGGTGTGGTCGAGACCGCCGCCTTGGATGGTGTGCTGGATGCCCTCGATGACGTAATCCCCGGCCGTGCCGCCGCGGCCGTCAGCGATGGTCACCACGTCGCCCAGGTCGTAGCCGAGCATCTGCTGCACCAGCGCCGGGTTCTCATCCCGCGCCAGGGTGAGGTTCCAGATCGGCGCGCGGGGGTCCTTGTTCGTCGCCACCAGATAGCTCGCGAGCTGCTTGGCCTGGGCGTCGGTGTTCAGGTAGTCGCTGGTGATCGCGGGCAGGTCGCGATACCCGTACTGGAAGATCGACTGCTGGTCGACGATGACCTGGTTGGTGCCTCCGGTGCGCTGCGCCTGGGCGCGGTTGTAGAGGGTGGTCAGGTCGGTGCCGGGGACGAGGCCGGTCATGACGTCGTCGAGGATGCCGCTGCTCGACGCCAGGTACTTCGCGTTGCGGCTCTGGTAGGTGAACACGCCGTTGGCGTCGACGAAGCACCAGCCGCGCTCCGCGGTCAGCAGGTTGGTGATCACGTCGAGGATCGTCGTCGTCCCGTCCGTGCTGAAGTTGGGGATCGTGTCGCCGGTGTCCGCGGCGATCAGCGAGTTGGGGATGTCTACGCCGTCGAGCAGCGCCTCGATAGCCGCCCCCGTCGTCGTCGCGCCCAGCGCCACGATGGTCGGAGTCGCTGAGAGCCAGGAGAACAAGTCCTGGCACTGGAACGTCGCGGTCTGCGCCTGGATCGACGGGTCGTCATAGATCGACTGGATGAACCCGGTGAACAGGTTGTACGTCGCCTCGCCGAACACCGCCTGGACGCGGATCGGCCGCATCGGCACGAGCAGGCCAGCGAGCGGGCTCGCGGCGTTCGCGGGGTTGTACCGGCCGTCCGAGTCTCGAGCCACGATGGTGCACGTCCCCGCCTGGACGGGCGACGAGGCGTCTTGCCGGCCGCGGGTGATCGTCGTTGTCAACGCGCCGTGCGCCTGGTCGAAGTCGTCATAGCTGCCCAGGCCGAACGCGCCGCCGAGCACGTCGGTGCCGTCGAGGACGCTCGTGCCGATCAGGAACAGGCCGGTGTTCCGCCCGCCCCACTGTGCCTGCACCGAGTAGGCGGGCACGGCCGGGTCTGGCAGGGCGCGGAACGAGAGCATCACCGAGTGCCACGCCACCCCGCCGCTGACGTCTGCGTGGACACTCGCCGGTGTCAGCTTCGTCGCGGCGGGGTACTCGTAGACGCCGACGCCTGGCTTCGCGGTCGCCAGCGTCCCCGCGTCGTAGGCGTTGATGACCTGCGCCCACGACCCGTTCGCTTCGAGCGTCTGCGCCTCGTTGTAGTGGGTGACGATGACGCCGAACAGCGTCTCGCCCGACTCGCTCGGCGTCTGCGTCCCGCCCGCCTTGACGCGGCTCGACACCGCGAACCCGTCGATCACCAGGTCGACGACGTTGACGGCGCTCGCGCCCTGGTATTCGAGCAGCGCCGCGACGGCGTGAGCATTGTTCGACCCGACCCACGAGACGGGCACCGCGCCGCTCTCACTCGCCGCGTACTCCTTCACCCACACGCCGAAGCCGTCGAAGGTGCCGTCCGGCGTCTGGTAGGCCAGCGTCCACCCATGCGGCACCGAACACAGGCCCGACGGCTGGGTACCGCCGACCGCGACGATCAGGACGAGCAGGCTCCCGTCGAGCGTCGCGCTGCCCCACGTCGGGGCGAGGCTGTCCACGCTACCGGTGGAGACGAGCGGCACCGCTTGGCGGCGGACGATGGCCGCGCTCACGTCAGCCGCCCGCTACGCGGATGCTGGGAGTCGCGCCGAGGTAGGGCTGCAGGATCCGCGCCAGCTCGCGGGCGAGCAGCTGCGGGTTAGAGCCGATGATCGGCCCCTTGAAGATGAAGGTGTGCCCGCCGCCGCCGCCGACGCCGCCCGAGAGGAGCGCCAGCTGCTGCCTCCTTGTGAGGACGACTTCGCCGGGGGTGAGCATCGCGGGTACCGAGTCGCGGCTGCCCGACCCGGGGACGATGCCGCCAGTCGCATACGGGATATGGATGCTGGTGCCGGGGATCGTCACCGACCCGCTCGGTATGTGGATGCTGCCTATCGTCGAGGCGACCGACCGGGCGGCTCCCACCGCGGCCGAGATGGCGCTGGCGATGGCGTGGACGATGCCCAGCACCGCGTTGAACCCCGCCGCCAGCGGGCCGGCGACCGCGGCGACCAGCGTCTTGAGTATCCCCTGCCAGTTACCGAAGGCGTGGTAGATGTCCTTGACGTACCCCCACAGCGTCACGAGGCCGCTCCACAGGTTCCGCACGTAGCCGACGACCAGCATCACGACGGTGGCGATGATGCGGAACACGAGCGCGATGGCCTGGACGGGGACGAGTGCGATGACCAGGACGGTGTGCCACCCGCCGAGCGCGTTGAATACCAGCTTGATGACGTTCCAGATGACGTGCAGGACGCTCACCATCTGGTTCCACGTCCCGATGCCGATGGCGTGCTTGATCGCCTGTTCGAGCTTCGGCAGGTAGTGGCCGATGACGACGCCGAGGCCCGCGCCGACCGCCGCGCCGATAGCGATGCCGATAGGCCCGCCGATGGCCCCGCCGATGACCGCGCCGATGCCGCCCCCGGCGATCCCGCCGATAGCAGTCGACGACTTCAGCGCGTTCGCCAGCGCCGCGCCGAGGCTCCAGACGATGCCCTTGGCAAGCTCGTTCCCCCACCGCCTACCAGTCGCGGTGAAGTCCTGCTTGTTGAACCACTTCACGATCGGCGCGAGAGCGCCCTGTGGGGCCGCACGCGGCCCGAGCATTGCGCCGCCGGGGATATGACCGTGCCGCCCCACGCCCGCCGCCATACCGCCGAACAGGTAGTGCTGCAGGCTGTTCGCCCACCCCGCCATCTGGTGCTCCATGTTGTTGTTGCCGAACGCGAGTGACACCGCCATGCGGAACGGGCGGGCGAGGTAGTGAGCGATGCCATAGACGGCGTGGTTCAGCTTCTGGATGCCTACCGTGTCGAGGCTCTTGAACGCCTGGGCGAGGTTCATGTGCGACAGCTGCATGAAGTACATCAACGCCTGCTGCGCGGCGCGGACGACGGTCAGGAACACCGGCATGAAGTCAGCGGCGAGCGTCCGCAGGAGGTGAGCGAACTCGCCTTTCAGGATCGACACCTGACTCGTCAGGTAGGTGAACGGGCTGTTCGCCGCGAGCGCCGCCTTGCCGCTCAGGAAGAACGCCGCGCCGAGCAGGCCGAGCAGCCCGACCACGACGGAGAGGGGCGCGACGAAGCCGACGACGATAGCCGCCAGACTCGTGAGCGGCATCAGGAACAGGCCGAGCACGGCAGTCAGGATCGGGACGGCGGCGCTGAGCGCGCCGACCTGGACGAGCAGACCGCCGAGGCTCACGGCGGCGGCGAGCGCGGCGGGGATCGAGTACATCCAGTTGCTGGTCAGCATCTTCCACGTCCGGCTGAGGATGCTGCCCTTCCGGCTGGCCCGCTCCGCGCTGTTGCCGGTCTTGTCGACCGACTGCGCCGTCTGGTCGGCCTGCTTCGTCAGGTCGGCCAGCGCATGGGTGCCGCCCTCCGCGTCCTTCTTGAACGCCTTGATCTCCGCGGCAGCCCGGATCAGCCCCTCTTCGAGGCCGCGGATGTCAGCGGTGATCTTGACTACCAACTCGGCTGCTGTCACTCCAACCCCTGCTCTTTCCTGGCCCGGGTGATCGCGTCTCCGATCAACTGCCGGTCAGCGACCGGGTCGGCCTTCCCGGGGCCGCTGCCTTTCGCCTTGTCCATCTCCGCCTGCTCCAACTCCAGGTAGGCGGCGTGTTCGGTGATCTCCCACGAGGTGATCCGGGCGAGCAGCTCCTCGACCGTCATCCCGCCCAGGTCACGCGCGATGCGGTGGTAGAGCAGGCGCTCCCCGCCCTCTAGGCGTTTTTTGCCTGCTCCGGGGAGTCCTCGCCGAGGCCGCTGAGGTCGAGCGCGACCTTCGCGATCCGCTCCGTCGCCGCCGCGCTCTTGCTGTCGATGACGTCACGGTCGGTCGCCTCGAACACCTGGCTGCCCGTCTCCGGGTCATACGTGCAGGCGATGATGATCTGGCTGTACACCCGCTCGAAGCGGGGCATCCCCGACTTCGGGTCGACGCACGCCGCGATGAACTCGCTGCGCTGCGTACCCGTCATACCACGCACCTCGACGGTGACGCCCCACTCGGGCACCTCCACCGTCTGCTGCTGCGTGTCCTGCACGCTGAGGATCGTGTCTCGTAGGCTCATGCTCCGAAACTCACCTGCCTTCCGTCCGCGTCGGTAGTGCCGACCCACCCCGCCGTCTCACCGATCAGCGACGCCGGGTCGGCCTTGATGTCCGCCTTGTTGAACAACGCCCACACCCGCCAGTCAGGAGCCGCGTTCGCCGTGTTGCTCCAGTAGGCGACGACGAGCACGCTGCCCGCGTCGACGGCGTTCACGAACAACTGGTCGGCCTGGTAGAACCGGCCCACCGTCCCGCTCGCATCGCCCAGCCCGCCGACGCGCTCCGTGTTGCCCTGCGAAGCGAACGTCGTCATGTCCAGCGCGGCGCGGGAGAAGCTGCCCTCCGCGCTGTTCGCGCCGGCGACTGCCGTCATCGGCAGGTAGGTGATGTCCGCCGACACGACGTCGGTGTTGAGCAGCGCCGAGGCGAACGTGACGGTGCCGTAGAGACGGTTCAGCGTGTACAGGGCTGGCGACTGTATGACGCCGTTCTTGTAGACGGTGATCGCCGCCTTCGGGTCGAGCACCTGATGCGCCGCCGTGGTGATCTGGTATTTGAGGTACGCGCCGCTGTCGATGTCCGCCAGGTTCTGCCCGTTGTGAACGACGGGCGTGCCGCTGGCGTAGACCTGGGCGTGTGCTCCAGAGTGCGCGGGCACCGGTTAGACCTGGGTGATCGCGCCGGTCGAGTCGGCCGAGATCGAGAGCGTCTGCGCGTTGGCCGGGTCGCCCTTCACGTCGAACTTCGTGCAGACGACCTGCTGCGAGAAGCCCTTCTGCCCCGACGTGCCGCCCGGGTTGAACTCGACCTGGAAGTAGAGCGGCCCGTTGGTGAGCAGCGCGTTGCTGATGATCGCCTGGCCCGCGTCGGTCGGGTCGTAGAACCCGCCGAGCGTCCACGGCGTATCGCGCAGCCCGAGGATGCGCTCCACGTCCGCGTCTCCGAACTTCGTCACGTCCAGCGCGGTGCCGCCGATAGCGACCTCCGCGACGTTCATCTCGCCGACCGCCGTCCAAACGGTGCCATTGGTACCGGCGCTGACTGTCGCGATGTGTCCTGCAAAGGCAGTCATCTCTCAGCCTCCTTCTATGTGTCCACAGTCCTGGCACCGCCACCGGTCGGTGGGGTCACCCATCACCCTCAAGTCTTGCCGCTTGTTGGCCGGGTGAGTACAACCCGCGTC